CGAAGCGCGTTAGCGCCTTTTAGCTCTGTAGGCATCGCTCTGCTCCTTCGCTCGGTCTTTCAACGCCTTCAATAACATTTGAAGCATTGATGGATCTAAATCAATCAAATCTTGTGGAGCGATAGCCGTCTCAATGCTCAAGCGAGCAATGAGGTAGTGGATGCTATCGCGCCCTAGACCAAAGGGTCAGACTCTGCAACCTCGACACTCTTAAGAGTTTCGAGAAAGTCTGAACCGAATGGCTTGACTGTGACTCCACTTAGTCGAAGGCCTTCCCATGCTAGCCAATAGACATCGCTTTGCTTTTCATCATCGCGAAACGCTTTGTGAAATCCCTTTTTAGCATATAGCTCGAACGCGTACTCTAATCGAGGAGTGATCTCGATCTCGGTGACGCTGTTATCCGCTAGTGTGACTATTAACTTTGCCATGTTGTGCCCCTTTGTTTGAGTAGTTTATGCTGTTGTAATGACGATTGTACCTGATACGTTCCAAGTTACGCTCTGAGTTGAAAGGTCTCCAACTGCGCCGTTAATTGGTGTCGTATTATTGACCAAGCAAGTCATTGTGTAAAGAGGGTTAGTTGCTGATGTTGCAGCTGATGATTGCTTGAGTGTGACTGTAACGTTGTTACCCCATACAGAAGATGAGTTCAATGTCTGAAGTGTTTTGCTTGTTGCTTCATCATTAAAGAAATCAATTGTAATTGATGACGCTTCTAGTCCTTTAACGAAACGATGACCGCTGTCACCCATCGCTGTGACTTCTAATTCGTCAAATGTTCTGTTCAAAGTAACGCTGCTGACTAAGGTTGAGAGATCCACCGCGTTGACAGTAAGAACTACTCCGTTGCTTAGATATGTTGACACGGCTTATTCCTCGTCTTTCTTAGTAATTGGCTTTGCAGCCGCTGGTTTTACCTGACCGATTTTGATCAGGAATGCTTCATTTTCTTTTTCCCATTGTTCCAATTCGGTCATGGTTTAACTCCAACTCGTGAGAATGCTAATGTTGATATTGCAGGTTAGTAGATCGCCAGACACGGCACTCAATACAGCCGGGGCTGATACTTCCGTGACGTTATAGCTGTATGAAGATGCGGCAAGCAAGTTAAAGACTCGCACGATGTTATCTTCAATCCCGTTAAGGTTTCCTTCGTTATCGAGCAAGGGAACCATAACGGAAATTACGAAATTGGCTAAAGGCGAGACAGTTGCGTGCCAGCCGTTAGTGGGTGTGATGTATGGATCAGCCGGGGCAACGATTACGCTATTGGCAATCGGGGTTGCAGGTGGAAAGCTAAAGACTGACCATTTACTGTTGTCAATTAAGGCTGTCGCGATACCTGCTCGGAGTGTTGATATGGCGGCCATTAGCCCACCATCGATCTCGGATCAAGATAAGGCGCAAGCAATCCACGAACGCGTGCTAGGAGTGTGTTGCCCATTCTGTAAGGTGAAGGCTGATAGCCATCGATGGTTACGCCGCCGCTTGATGGAGCTTGTCGAGACTGCCAAATGTCGATGCTTATCATCAAGGCACATTCTTGAATTGCCGGAATCGTTGTGTAATCTGCATAAGTCTCAGCTGCAGCAATTCCAAAAGGCTCTACTGAATGGTATGGATTGTCGCTGGTGTGAGTTGTAGTGACGCTAAATGATCGAGTGCTAACGCCTGTAATTGTCTTTGTGCCGTTGTATTTTGTGCCAGCGCCAGAGATAGTTACTGACTGACCGACATAGAAGTAGTCACGAATTGGCTGATCAAAGTAAAGAGTACCGACTGTCCCTGTGTTGCCGTGAGCAATAATGTACTGCTGATTTTTCCATAGAAAGGGCAAGAGTACATTATCTGCGGCGTCGCAGACAGACTGCAAGACTGCATCAGTATAGAGAGTGCCAACGCCTAAAGCGGTGCGAAGCTCTGCAACTGTCGTCAATGCCATGCTCTTATCCTTTCTAAAGACTGGCAGGGTAGAAGGGCACTACCCTGCCAGCGACTTAGTGTGGCTTACGCCTTGTTATTCTTGAATGCGCCTGCTCCGACCTTGGTCGCGATTGCGCCGTAGCCGTAGTAGCCGATTGTGATCTGTCCTGCAGCTGTTGACTCTGCACGGAGACGATAGGTTGGGCTCTCGTACCATGTGTATGCATCTGGGTTAACGATGATGATTGATCCATCTGTGTCAGTTCCAGCAGCTGTGTTAGGCGTGACGTAGAGGTTAAGACCTGCAACGTTACCCTGTAGTGCTGTTGGTGATACTGCTCCGCCTGCGTTCTGTGGCTGTGAAGCTGTGTAGATTGGACGTCCTGCATCGTTGAGTGTCATGATGTTTGACCACTGTGATGTGTTGACGATCATGTTGCGAGCGAATGGATTGGCAAGGCCAAGTGTTGCGCCGTAGACTGAAGCAGCTCCGCGAGCCACGATACCAAGAAGCTCTGCAGCTGTTGGGTATGTAACTGTTGTGGTTGCATCTGCTGTTGCACCTGTGATCAATGCTGCGTTAACTGCTGCATCTGTAGCCTTTGCGTATGCTGCGGCCATGTTGCGAACTAGTTCATCAAAGAATGCTGGAGATGTACGATCTAGCAATTCAACAGAGAATGTCTGCTGTCCAGCGTACTTCTTGACATCAACTGAAAGGAAAGCAGATGTCTGATCTGTCTCGTTGAATGCTGCATCTTCTGCTGTAACGGCAACTGTTGGCATTGCTGTGATCTTTGGGATCTCGAAAGTCATACCAGCATCAGGAAGCACTCCACGAGAGATTGCTTCGATTGATGGACGGATTGTGGTTCCGAGTGGGTTGATGATTTCTGAAAGTTGACGTGTTGGTACTAGACCAGCGTTGTCGGTTGTGTTGTCTGCTGCTGCGATGTATTGACGTGCTGCATCGTCGCCCATTGCTGCGCGAATTGTGTTCTCAACGTACTTAGCCGCTGTCACTTCGATGCGTGGCTTTGTGTAAGCCATTGCTGTTACAGCAGGGCGAGCAGCTTCAACTGCGGCAGCCTCAACTGTAGGTGTTGCTTCGACTGCTGAAGTGGTTTCTTCCACGGTGGCTGTCTCGCTTTCTGTTGGTTGGTTGGTTTCTACAGCTTCGGTTTCCGCTGATGCGGTTTCTTCTGCTGCAATGCTAGTGATTTGAGCCGATTTGAATGCTGGCTCTGTGACGGCGCTGACCTCGCGCAAGATGCTTGAAGTTACATGTAGAACGCCATCTTTAGGTTTAGATGATTTGACTTCTACACCAACACTCAGACCTGTAACAAGCCCTTCCTGGGCCATCAGTAAATAATCAGTCGCTTTACTGCTGCGACTTAATTTGAAGGTAGCGTAAATGCCATCGCCTTCACGAATTTCAAAACTTGAAGCCCGACCCAAAGGTTGCTTAATGTCATGTTGCGCTAAAAGACGCACGGACTTTGCATCTGGAATCTCTATTGAATCGGGTTCAAAAATTACTGCGCCGGCGCTCGTATTGCCAATTTCGCCAGTTCCCATTGGCACGATTTTGCCTGAAATCTCGCGTGTGTCCATTGAGGCTGTAAGTTCAGCCGCTTCCAAAGTAAAGAAGGTTAAATCGCTCATATCATTCCTTCGCTTCCATTAGGTGTTAAATCAGTCATCTCCATGGCTTGCTCTTGAGTGATCAATTGGAGATCAAGTAATTCACGGATGATTGAAAGTTCTACGAGTGGGTCGGTGCGTAGATAATTCTTATCGATGTCAAATTTGACGATGTTGCCCCGAGCTGTGATGTCGTCCATTGAAAGACGATCTTCGATTGCTGAGATAAATGGCTGTAAAGATAGTGTGAGAAACTGGCGTCTTTCGTCCGTCACGTTAGCGTAGGTCATTGTCGTGTTCTGATCTGCCGATACATAATATGGAGGCACGTTGCAAAGGCGAGCAATCTCGGTTGCAAGATTCTGAATGGCCTCGTTGTACATCATATCTTTAGGGCTGAATCCGACTGCCTCATATTGCAAAGTCGATGTGAGATAGGCTGTAGAACGATTAAGGCGAGCATTCTTCCATGCTGAGAGTAATCCCTGTACTTCGGCAGGTGGAAGGTCTGCACCTGAATTACGAATGTAGCCTGTAGCCATTGGAGTCGCGGCTGCAACTACGCTCGCTTTCTGAATGTCTAGTGCGGCGCGAATTGTTGAGACGCCTGTGTTTAGAATGCCATCGCTCAATGATTGGAATGTGATAAGGGAACCGAGGCCGTCCATTGGGACTGTAGTGCCATCGATGGCGTAAGACTTGACGAATACATTATCTCGATCGAGTGTTGCTGTGACACGGCTGTTAGCAATCCACTCAAAGCGTGATGGTCGGCCATCTTCTTGATAGGTTTCGACAACTTGCCAGAATGCTTGACCATAGAATAGAAGTGAATCAACTGTGTAGGCAATAGTGACAGAACGTGGCTGTGAGTAAGAAGGTTGATCAAGCCATAGTGGCTTTCCTAATTCTTCACCTGTAGACTTCTTATAAAGCTCGAGTGGAATGGTGCCGATTGTGCCAGCAAGTAGATTGCGACAACGCGCTAGGGCGGGGACTCCCATTGCTTCGGTGCGACCAACGTATGCAAATTGAAATGGCATCGCATAAGGTGAATACTCACCTAAGACCTGAGGTGCGTACTGAGCCTCGACATTTGCTTTCGGTGCTGCACCTGTAAGGCGCGAAAGGATACCCATAGAGGGCAATTATACACTACTCGGTGTAGATTGCTGCGATCTGTTGAGGTTTCATCAACATTGATACGACCATGGCGAGAGAGATTGGCGCTGATACATCTCCGGCGCTTTTACGTTTGACAATTCGCCAGCTTGAATCGTTAGTCTTAGCCGCGCAGTTATTCATTTGCTTAATCAATTCTTCTTGCCCGTTATGGACTACTCGACCATTGACTAAACCATCAAGCAAATCTGAACAGGCTTGGTAGAACTGCTGGCCTGACACGTCTTGCGTAATCTGTCCGGCATTGGCTAGGCGTTCACTAATTGATTGCGACGTGTACTTGTCAAAACAGATCATCT